TGCAAGGCCAGTTCGGTCAAGACGTTGGTGATTTGTTACGTCGCGCCGTCAGCCAGGAATGGTTCAAATCCGATGAGGGCAAGAAAGAGTTCCTGGACCAGTTCCGTCGAACCGAGTACTACAAGACCACCACCCAGAAACAGCAGTTGTTTGACAAGAAAACGTCTGGCGATAAGACGGCATCAATCCAGGCTGAGGTGGACCGTATCCGTTCCAACTACGGTGAGATTCAGTTTGACGAAATGGCGTTGAACGAGCTGGCTCAGACCGCGGCACGCAACGGTTCATCCGACACCGAACTGGGACGCTTGGTGTATCGCAAAGCGTTCCAACGTGGACAGGTTGCCCCTGCCGCAGCGGAAACCGCTATCCGTTCAGCTGATGCCGACCGTGTTCGTGCCATCTATCGTGCTTATGGTCAGCGTGCTAACGATGATGAGATTCGTCGCATCCTCGCCCAAGAAGCCGACCCTGCTACCGGCACTGTGATGACTGAGGACATGTTGCGTAACCAGTTGCGTGATACTGCAAAGGTCACGTTTGGTCAGTTCGCTGACATGATTGATCGCGGTATTTCGGTGGAGAAAATCTTTTCCCCCTATCAGCAGGTTGCTGCTGGCGTGTTGGAGCGCACCCCTGACGAGATTTCGTTGGTTGGGGAGAACGGTGTGCCGACGATGTATTCGGAGGCGTTGATGGGGGAGAAGCCGATGTCGTTGACTGAGTGGGTTCGCAAGTTGAAGGTGGACCCGAAGTATGGTTACCAGTTCACGAATGAGGCGAAGCAGCAGGTAACTAATCTTGTGGTTGATTTGGAGAAGGCGTTTGGGTATCGGGCATGAGTGATGTCAATCTGACAGAGTTGGCTGGAAGGCCGCTTGAAGATATTGCCCTGTTGAACCCTGATGTTCAGCAGCAGGTTATTGACACCATTTACCCACCAGTTCGTGAAGATCGCACTGACCTCGGAGATGGCACAGGAGAAGAGGACGAGGACACGGCTCCGACCGGTCCGACAGAGTTTGAGTTAGCCCAAGAACAACGTCGAGTTGACGCCTTCCAAATCCTTCGCCAGTTCTTCCAGCGAGCAGGCATCTCAGGACTAGACACCCGCGTACGCGAACTGTTGGCAGACGGCATCATGGACACCGACGCCATCTTCTTCAACCTCCGCGAAACAGAACAGTTCCGCACCCGTTTCTCAGCAAACACCGCCCGCGAAAAAGCAGGACTCCCCGCCCTGGACCCCGCCACCTACATCGGATTGGAACAGCAGTACCGGTCAATCCTGGTCGCCAACCGTCTGCCACAAACCTTCTACGACCAGCCAGACGACTTCATGCGCCTCATTGAAAACGATGTGTCGCCACAGGAGTTCCAGGCCCGCATTGACGAAGGGTTCGTCAAGGTTCGTGACGCCGACCCGCAGGTGCTTGCCGCGCTTCGCCGCTTCTATCCCGAGGTTGGCAACAGCGAGGAAACCCTTGCCGCCTATTTCATTGACCCAGCCCGCGCCGAAACCGCCATCAAACGCCAAGTTCAAGCAGCCCGCATCGGTGCCCGCGCCGCAGAACAGGGCGGCCTCCAGATCGGTGCCGCGTCCGCCGAGGCGTTGGCTGCCCGCGGCATCAGCGAACAGGAAGCCCAGGCAGGGTTCACCCAGATGGCGCAGCTTGGTGGCTTGTACACGGAGATGGCTGGCGAAGAAGCATTGACCGAGGAGCAGAAGGTTGGTGCCGCTTTCGGTTACGACGTTCAGGCTCAGGAAGCTTTGCGTCGTCGTCAACGTCAACGTGTCGCCCAGTTTGAAACTGGTGGCCAGTTCGCTCGCACCACCGGCGCAACCTCAGGCACGATTGAAACAGGTTTGGGTCAAGCCCAATAGTCCCCCTTGACAACACCACCACCCACTGTGGTATGGTGACTACATCCCGTTAGGGATACCCGTTGGAGAATCCCCGACTTCAACGTGAAAACAAGGGTGAACTAAGCAGCCATCTCAATCCCTCCGGTTGAGGTGTGGGCAGAAGGAGTGGGCCATGTCAGATGTCAACGAGTTTGATGACGAGACGATGGATCAAGGTCAAGACCCAGTGCGGGCACACATGCGAAAACTTGAAAAAGAGTTGAAGCAGTCCAAGCAAGCACTAGCGGAAGCCGAAGCAGCCAAACGTGAACTGGCTTTTGTGAAGGCGGGAGTCCCTCTGGACAACCCCGTAGCAAAGTACTTCATCAAAGGTTACGACGGTGAGATCACCCCCGAGGCGATCCGTGCCGCAGCAGAGGAAGCAAACCTTGTAACACCCTCCCAGCAGGCCGCCGAAACAAAGGCGGAGCAGGAAGTTTGGAACAAGATTTCCCGAGCGCAACGTGCAGGCGAAACAAGTGAACCCGTTTCCGATTGGACGACCAAGATCAACAACGCTCGTAGCGCAGACGAAGTGATGCAAATCATGGCCCAGGCAAGGCAAGAAGCACAAAACATTTAGCCCGCAGGCCCCCGTGCCTGTCGGGGGAAAGCAAAACAGGTAATGACTAAGACTCAGACAAGCAGCCTGCTCACAGACCAGGTTGCATTTGATCGGATTGCGTACTTCGCACTCCGCAGCGAACTTTTGTTCGACGCGGCGGCAGACGTTATGCCGGTCGCACAGGCAATGCCAGGATCATCGGTCAAGTTCACGATCTTCAACGATCTTGCCGAAAAGACCAGCACTCTCGTTGAGGACACCGACGTTACGCCGGTCGTCATGGGCGACAGTCAGGTTGAAGTGACCCTGGAAGAGTACGGCAACGCCGTCAACACGACCGCCAAGTTGCGTGGAACTTCGTTCCTTGACGTGGACTCGGCAGCCGCCAACATCGTCGGCTACAACGCCGGCATCTCGGTGGACGGAGTTATCCGTGACGTGCTCGCCGGTGGAACGAACGTGGTGTACGGCTCGGGTGGCGCAAGCCTTCCGACGTCGCGTGCAACGGTCGGTTCGGATGACATCATCAAGGCCAACGACGTCCGCAAGATCGTCGCCGCGCTCCGCAAGGCCAGCGCTGTGTCGTTCAACGGCATGTACATGGGCTACATCCACCCCGACGTTTCGTACGATCTCCGTCGTGAGACGGGTGTTGCTTCGTGGCGTGACCCGCACGTGTACGTTGACACCGCCCAGATTTACAACGGCGAAGTCGGAGCCTTTGAAGGTGTGCGTTTCATTGAGACGCCGCGTGCGAAGATCTTCACCGACGCGTCGGACGGATCGGGTTCCAGCACGGGTTCGTCGGCAACGGTGGACGTGTACTGCACGCACATCATGGGCCGTCAGGCACTCGCAAAGGCGCACAGCATCACCGACGGCAACGGCGCGTTCCCGCGTGTCGTTCGCGGTCCGGTTGTTGACGCCCTCCAGCGCTTCCAGCCGGTCGGCTGGTACTGGCTCGGTGGCTACGCACGATTCCGCGAGGCTTCGCTGCGTCGCATTGAGTCGTCGTCGAGCATCGGCTCCAACTGAACTAACTAGTTCAGACAAATGATGGGGGCTGGGTCGAACCCCCTCGGCCCAGCCCCTTTGTCATGCTACGATTCATCCCGAGGTAACTGATGTCGATTTCTAACTACGCTGAGAACAAGCTGTTGGATGCGCTTCGCGCCCAGTCGTTTTCTGTTTCCAACACTTACATCAAGTTGCACACTGGTGATCCTGGTGAAGCGGGAACGAGCAATGCTGCAACGGAGACGACGCGTAAGGCTGTGACGTTCAATGCTGCTGCGTCGGGTTCGTTGGGTGCGTCGGCGACGGTTGAGTGGACGAACGTTGCCGCGACTGAGACGTACAGTCATTGGTCAATGTGGGATAACGAGACTGCCGGTAACTGTTTGTGGTACGGCGCTTTGTCGTCGTCTGCTTCTGTGACTGCTGGAGACACGTTCCAGATCACCGCTCTCACCCTCAGCCTCGACTGAGTGAGGTAGCCGAATGGCTACTGGTGTAACCGACTTTACGTTCGGCTACACGGACACGCCTGGGTTCCGTGAGTTTGAAGAAGTCCCTGACTATTCGTATCGCAAGGTCATCTACTTTGCGTCTCCGTACAGGACAACCCAGGGGTTTTATCGCGGGCTAGTACCCGTTGAGCGCGAAGCCACAGCCACAGGCACAGGTACACAGCAGGCGTCAGGTCTAGTTGTAGCGCCGCGTACGGCGACAGGTTCAGGGTCAAGTTCATCATCTACCACCACTGTGCTGGTGGCGATCCGCACGGCAATCGGCACCGGCACGAGTGCACAGACAGCGACTGGTGAACGTCAGGTTGAACGGACCGCTACCGCGTCAGGGCAGGGGAACACGGCGGATAGTGCGACTGGGTTGCAT